CCACCTTCAGCCAACGCCCGGCGTACTCGTGGTGACCCTCGGTGACCATCTTGACGGTCTTCGACATGCTCTCTCCTCCCGACGCGAAGGGTGATCCCGGGCGGGGGAACCTCCCCCGCCCGGGGGTAGGTCTGCTGCGGTTACGCGTACGCGTTGCTGCGGATGAACTGAACCGCCTGGGTCCGACGCTTCGCCCAGTTGATGTACCGGACGCCCTTGATCGCGAGCGAGTTCGTCTGGAACATGCTCACCATCGTGGTCGCGACGGTGCCGCCGGTCGACGCGTTCGTCGGGTTGTCAAGCATCTGGATCGACGCCTCGTTGCTGATCGAGATGTTCACCTGCCCGTCGTCGGCGAGGAAGACCTCGCGGGGCTGGATCAGCACGATCATGTTGCCGAAGTCCGGCGAGCCGGTCATCAGCGCGCTCTGCGAGACGACGACCGGAAGGCCCAACCACGTCCCGCCGTTCACGGAGAGCGTCGGGAACTGCGGGTTGCCGAGCGACGTCTGCATCAGCGAGAGGGCGAGGGCGGTGGTCGCCGTCATCACCCACACCGCCGGCGCCAGGTCGATGTTCGCCGAGATCAGCGGGGCGAACACGTTCTTGACGTCGGCCGCGATCGCGGCGAAGTTCGTGCCGCTGGCCGTGACCGGCGTGACGCCGTAGGTGAGCGAAGGCGGCTGGATGTTCGTCTGCCCGCCCTGCGTCGGGTCGATCAGCGAGGTGTCGGCGAACTGCGCCAACTGATCCCCGAGATCGTTCCTGACCAGAAGCTCGGCCGACGGCGAGGAGCTGCGTGCCAGCTCGTCGTCGATCGAGAGCAGGCCCGCCATCTTCGCGATCCCGAGCGTCGCGCTCGACGTGGTGAGCTTCGACATCGGCACCGGGAGACCTTGCCCCACCCAGTAGCCCGTCGACCCGCCGGTCTGAGAACCCACCCGCATGTTGAACGGCACCATCCGGAAGCCCGGGATCCGCCCGAGGATCGTCAGAGGGCGAAGGAACTCGATGAACTCCGCCTGCAGGTTCTGAGCGTAGACCAGCTCGGACGCCCACCCCGCGGTGGTCGTGTCTCCGGCGGCGACCGCCGCCTTGAGGACCGCCGCGACCTCCGGGGTCTGATCCATCCACCGCTTGTTCGCCAGCGCGATGTTCAGCGCCGCGTTCATGTCCCCGCGCGCCCGGTACTGAGCGAGCGCGAACCGCGCCATTCCGATGCCCTTCTCGACGTTCGGCCGGACGATGATCGGGCCAGCCGAGCGCGACGCCTTCGCCTTCTCCGGGTCGAGCCCGGCCTCGGGCTTGATCGGCACGGCCTTCTCGACGTTCTCGACGTCGAGCTTGGCGAGTCGCGCCAGGTGAAGGTCGATCCGCTTGACCTCCTCCTCCAGCGCGTCGTACTGCTGCGCGTGCTCCTCGTCGAGCGTCTCGCCCTTCGTGTTGGCCGCCTCCATCAGCTCGTTCATCTGAGCCTGCTTCGCCTGACGGGTGGCCTCCCAGGAGGTGATCTGTTCCTTGATCGTCTTCATCGCTTTGCCTTTCGTGGGTTGAGGTCCCGCGACGCCGGGCTTTGGCGGCTTCTCCCGCTCGCCTGACGCGGCGATCGTTGCGAGATCTGCTGCCTTGATGGTTTGGATGGATGCGTCTATGTTCGCCGGGATCGTGACCGGAGACAGCTCCAGCCACTCCCAGCGAAGGAAGTGAATTCCGTTCGTCGCCTCGATGAACGAGTCCTCGATCGGCTTGAACCCGATCGAGAGCCCGCGCACGAGCCGGTGCTTGATCGACTGCCAGGCCTCGTCGAGCCGGTCCTTGAGCTTGCCGGGCTCGGGGATGTCCAACACCTTGGCCTTGACGAAGATCCCCTTCTTCGAGACCTTCGCCTCGAAGACCTCGCCGATCGGCTCGCGCGAGTTGTGCTGCCAGAGGAGCGGGATCGGGAGCGTGAACTCCGCGCCCTCCGGGTCAACGATGTCCTGAAGTCTGTCCGCCTTCGGCGTCGTCGCCCACCCGGTGATCTCTCGGCGATCCTCGTTGACCTCCTTGACCTCGAACAGCGAGTATGCCTTCTTCATGTGGCGCTCCTTAGAGGATGAACATCTGGTGCGCGGGGGCGACCCCGGCGTTGCTGACCTTCATCACGAACGCCATCAGGAGCGCTACCATGTCGTCGATCTTGTCCCCCGACCGCTTCCGGTCCGGGGCCATATTCATGTTCACGTCGTACCTGGCGACGAGGTTCGTCGCGCACCAGGTGAGGACCGGATCCCCACCGTGGACGAATCGCCCGGAGACGTACGATCGTTCGAACTCCTGCATCGCGGGGTGGTAGGTCTTCGGCCCCTGAATCACCGGGATCAGCTTGACGTTGTCCGGCTTGAGGTTCGTGACGAGCTGCGACGCGTTCCAGGTGTCGTATCCGATCGCGAGGACGTTAAACCGTCTCTTCACGTCCCGGATCGCGTCCTCAACCACGCGCTGGTCGTTCGTCGTGCCAGGGATCTGCTCCAGAACGTTGGAGGCGACCCAGCCGGCGTACGGGACCGTCCCGCGAGCCGTCCGTTGCTTGACCGCCTCCTCTGGAACCCAGCGCCGGCCCCAGGTGAAATAGGTCGAGTCGACGCACCAGAGGAGCCGGAGGCTGCAGAAGTCCGTCGTGCTCGCAAGGTCGAGACCGCCCCAGCACGGGAAGCGAGAGAGGTGGTCGAGGTCGATCGGCTGACCGCACGCCTTCCAGTTCGCGTATCTGATCCAGCCCTTCGCGGTCGAGCTTTGGCGGTTCAGGCGCTTGATCCGGAACTCGGCGAGCCGCCCCGGCATCTGCTTCGCCTCCAGGGCCGCCTTCTTGATCTCGACGAAGAGCGTCTGGTTGACCTCCAGGAGCGGGTTCGCCTTGATCCACCTCGACTCGTCGAACTCGTCGTCAGCCGGCCGGTAGCCTGGCTCCCCCTTCTTCCCCTCCTCCTCGTCGACCGCGAAGATCAACGCGAGGACGTGCTCGGCCTCGAAGATCCCCTGAAGGATCTGCTGTGCGAACAGGCGGGTTTCCGGCCACGGGCCCGGGGTCTCGTAGCCCTCGGTCGTCGTGTATAGCCAGAGCGGGTTGCGCCGGGCACCGGCCGCGGACTGGAGGACGTTCAGGAGGTCGTGCGTCTTGTGCGCGTGGATCTCGTCGAGCGCGGTGTGCGACGGGTTCAGCCCGTCCTGCGTCGACGCCTTCGCGTTGATCGGCTTCAGGCTGGCGCCGCTCTGCCATCTGGCCACGGCGTTCGCGAACGGCTAGACCCCAAACGCCTCGCGCAGGTCGGGGGTCATCTCGACCATCTTTTTCGCGATGTTGAAGATCACCCGAGCCTGCGACCCGGTCGTCGCCGCCGTGATCACCTGCGCCCCAAGCTCATCCTCGCAGCAGAGGCAGTAGACCAGGATCCCAGCCGAGAGGGTCGACTTCGCGTTCTTCCTCGCGACCGCCAGCAGTGCCGTGGTGAACCGCCGGCCGCCGTCCGGGTTGCGAAACCCGAAGAGCTGAACGACGAAGAAGACGTGCGCCGGGTGAAGTACGATCGTCGGTGTGTCCCACTTCCCCTCGACGTGAGGCAGCTTCTCGACGAACAAGCACGCGTCGTTGGCGTGCCACGCGTCGAAGATGAACGGCGCCTTGCCGGACTTCGCGCGCCTAAGATCTTCGAGAAACCGCTCCGCCGCGAGTCTGATCCACCTCCCGTGCCGCAGCTGACCGACGTCGGCGACCGCCTCCTTGGCGAACGCGATCGCGATCGCCACGTGATCAGGCGGGTCGCTTGCCGTGCCCGTGGAACCGGTTTTGGGGTGGCGCTTCCGTGAGGTTCGCGACGACCCGGCGTCTGGCTGCGGGGGTGAGACCGAACTCAACGAGGAGTCCTTTCAGCGCGTTGTGCTCTGACGCCGTGACCTCCATCCCGGCCCGAGCTTTTTGCCGGAAGATCTGCCAGCAGTAGCAGAGCTGCTCCAGCGCCCGAAGGTCGACCGTTTGGAGGACGCCGCACGCGGTCAGCTCCTTCCCGAGCGAGTTCCACGCCTCGGCGCCGTCCGGGTTCAGGTGCTGGGGCGGCTCCGGGAAGTCCCGGA